ATGGTAAGATGCAACTTGATAAGTCAACTCTCGTTCAGAATAACTTTTACTCAACGATTGTTGATATTCTAAAGTCAAGTAAGAACAAGAAAGAAAAGTATACAGAGATTCGTCAGATTCTTGCTGACAATTCAATCCGTGATTACAACCCACTCTTCCGTTATCTGTATGATAATGTAGAACAATTTGCGAATGGGTTTGTATCAACTGCGATTCTTATTATCGCGGAATCACAATACAAAGATGCAATGGTAGTAGACCATGAAATTAATGCAATGGCAATGTTCATCCAACTAATTATGGAAATTGACCAACGGAAGTAATATGCAAATCATGATAACTATATCAGATAACCATTATAGGATTTCGAATATATCATCAACAGATGAAATAGATACTGCCGATTTCCCGAAAGAAATTTTATATGAAATATATGACAAAACCAAAAAACTAATAGAAGAGAAAGGAAAAGAAAATGAGTAACGTATTTGACTTGAGTGGTGGAGAACAAACACCACAACCACAACGTGTGAATGTAAATCTCAATGATGCACAAGATATTACTTGTGATAAGTGTGGTGGACATTTCTTTCATTCAGTAACCTTCTTCAAGAAGATTTCTGCTCTGATGTCTCCAACAGGAAAGGAAGCAATCGTTCCACTTGAAACGTATGCCTGTCTTGAGTGTGGAAATATCAATCCTGAATTTTTACCAACGGGATTTGGTCAGAATGGCTAAGACCCTGTTCGATTTGATAAAGGGTGTGACCAAAGATAAAATTAAATGGGAAACCCTTACTGAAGAAGACCAAAAGGTGTGGAATAATTTTATTATCACACGTTGGTTTTCTATGGAGATGGAATTAACGGATGCCGTGAACGACTTTCAAAAGTATAGTAACGGCATCCTCACCTCCAAAGATTACTACAAATTACTTCATGATATTCTACCAAAGACAACATTCTATCTGAAGTACACAAAGAAAAAGAAGAAGATAGAGATTGATTCTCAGTTTGTGGATTTGTTCTGCCAACATTATCAGCTTGGTAAGAAAGTAATTTTTGAGTATATTACAGACCTTGTAAGAATAAATCCAAACGAACTTATTTCTGTTTTGGAATGTTACGGTACTAAGAAAGAAGATGTAGAAAAATTCAAGAAACAAATTAAGACATTACAATGAGGAACAAGATGGCAATAAAAGAAATTGACTTGGGTAGACAAGAAGACCCAATCGTTCGTGAGATGGAAGAAAAATATCCAGGAATGACTGATGAGTTTAAGAGAATTCAAAGAGACCAATACGTTTTATTCTGCCGTAAACAAAAGAATTACGGACCAGATAATATCTCGTTGGGAACAACTCTCGAACGAGAACAAGATAGAAGGTTGTCACTTCAAGGTTTGTTCTTTCGTCTGAATGATAAAATTAATCGGTACAAGCAAATGATTATGTTTGGCTCACAGGATGCGGTTGGTGAGTCACTCGAAGATACATTCAAAGATATTTCAGTTTACGGTATAATTGCACAACTCGTCCAAAATGGAAAGTGGGGTAAGTAATGTCATCATATATTTGGACTTCTGAATCTGTTTCACCCGGTCATCCTGATAAGATTGCCGATTGTATTTCAGATGCAATTCTAGATGAATATCTAAAGAGAGACCCTGATGCAAAGGTTGCCTGTGAAGTGATGGTAAAGAACTTAGACGTTTACGTCTGTGGTGAAATTTCATCAACTGCAAACTTGAGTGATGGGGATATTCGAGATGCCGCTATTTTTGCCATTCAACAAACAGGGTATGATAGTAACGTATCATACTTCAATAGCAGCAAAGTAAACATCCACCTAAACATTTCTCAACAAGCACCAGAGATACACAATGCCGTTGTAGTTGGTGATGAACTTACTGCTGGTGACCAAGGCATCATGTTCGGTTATGCAACAAGAGAAACTCCAACGTTCATGCCGATTCCAATTTACTTGGCAAGGCAATTTGTACAAGAGTCTTTTACACGTAGACACGAACTAAAACTAAGACCAGATATGAAGAGTCAAGTCTCCATCTACTATGAAGATGGTATTGCAAAACACATTGATAACGTTGTTCTTTCTATGTGTCACGACGAATCATATACACTAACGTCACTACGTGAGATGTTCCACTACGAAATTAGACTTGGTGTAATGCGCAATCTTGACGAGAACTTACAATCACTCTTTACTGAAAAGACGAAGTGGCACATCAATCCAGCAGGAACTTGGAACATCGGTGGACCTATCTCGGATTGTGGTTTGACAGGAAGAAAGATTGTAGTTGACCAATATGGTGCAGACTGTGAAATCGGTGGTGGTGCCTTCTCAGGAAAAGACCCAAGTAAGGTTGACCGTTCTGCCGCTTACATGGCACGTCATATTGCACTTAGGACTCTGAAAGTGAATGGTGATGTAGAGAAGGTGAAGGTTCAACTCGCATATGCAATTGGTGAGAAGTATCCTGTATCATATAGAATCTATGACCCAACAACCGGAAAAGAGTTTGGATTGGGTACACTTACTCGTGGAGACCTGACACCGAGTGGGATCATTTCTCGATTGGGATTGAAGTCACCTATTTACAGTCAGACTGCTTTACGTGGGCACTTCGGGGTGAATCCATATGAAGCCGCCGGTGGTACAAAGTATTTTGAATGGGAAAATGTATGAAAAAGAAACTGAATGAATCAACTACTTTAAGTGGAACTGTTAATCTTTATCATTTCACTAAAACAGACATGGGTAATGAGACTATATTGGACCCAAAAGAAACAACATCGAGACGTTCAACTTACTCAGGAAATGAGTACAAGTTGTCAGACTTTCCACGGGTTTTTTACTATACCGATTTATCAAAGGTCGAACACCAGATAAAGTCTAGTTCCCGTGAACTTTATACTACGAGTGTTGATGGAAGTAAAATTTTGTATATTCAGGCCGCGTTAGAAGAATACAAGAAGGACAAGGAACAACTACAAAAAACCGATAAGAAGGCATATAACGTTGTCCATGCTCTTCTTGGTGGTGGTTATACTGATTGGGATGCGATGTTTAAGGCCGCTTCACAAAATTACTTAGGAGTATTTTACGATAAAGGTGGTTTACCAATCGTAAATATTTTCACTCCACTGAAAGTGAAGAAGTATGTCAACGTCTAAAATTTCCTTTTCACAGTATCAAATGTGGAAAGGATGTCCTCATCGTTGGAAATTAAATTACATTGATAAGGTTTCCGTTCCTTCCCCATCTATTGCACTCGTGTTTGGAACTGCTATGCACGAAGTTCTTCAGATGTATGTAGAGATGTTATATCGTTCTACTGTTGAAGAAGCAAATGCACTTCCACTCGAAGATCTACTAAAAGAAAAGATGGGCGTAGAGTACAAGAAACTCTTGGCTGAAAACAATGACAAACATTTTTCACATCGTGATGAAATGCAAGAACACCTAATTGATGGTATTGAAATCATCCGATGGTTCAAGGCGCACCGTGAAGAGTTCTTTATGAAAAAGGGATGGGAACTTGTTGGTATCGAATTGCCAATCAATATCATACCTCTTGAATCAAATCAAAATGTTCGTCTTGTTGGTTTCCTTGACTTGGTGATGCGAGATATAAGAACAGGTAAGATTCATATCTATGATTTCAAAACATCAACGAGTGGTTGGAATAAGTACACAAAGGCAGATAAAGTAAAGACTTCACAACTTGTTCTTTACAAGACCTTCTACGCAAAGCAGTATGATATTCACCCTGATGATATTGAGATTGAGTATCTTATCCTCAAACGTAAAATCAATGAAGATGCAGAATATGCTGTAATGAAGAAACGTGTTCAACGTTTTGCTCCTTCACACGGTAAGGTTTCACAAACTCAAATCCTAAAAGAAATCCAAACATTCGTTGAAACTGCATTTGATTCTGAAGGTAACAAGAGAACAGACATCATATATCCGGCAACTCAAGGTGAGAAAGCTAAAAATTGCCGGTGGTGTGAATTCAAAGATAGAGATGATTTATGTCCAATAAAGAACAGGGTTCAATAATGAAGTACGCATATACATTCGATGATATACAAATTACTCCGATTTACAGTGAAATAGAATCTCGTAGTCAATGTGACTTGAGGTCGAGATTCACAAAGAGATATGTTATTGGAACACCACTCGTTTCTTCACCGATGGACACCGTTTCAGATTCAAAGATGTGTCTTGCGATGGCATCACATGGTGGTGTTGGTATCATCCATCGTTTTATGAAAATTGGGGAACAGGCAAACCAAGTCCGTAAGATAAAAGAACAAGAGAAATTAGTTGCTGCTGCTATTGGTGCAACTGGTGATTATCAAGAGCGTGCACAAGAACTTGTGAACGCAGGTGTTATCGTTCTACTGATTGATGTTGCCCACGGTAACACAAAACAAGTCCGTGATGCAATCAAGTGGTGCAAAGAAAATCTACCCGATTACGTTGATGTGATTGCTGGTAATGTTTCTACATATGAAGGTGCAAAAAACTTGGCAGAGTGGGGAGCTGACGCAATTCGTGTTGGTATCGGTAATGGTTCTCTATGTGAAACAAGAATCAGAACCGGAGTTGGTATTCCACAGGTAACTGCACTTATTGAGGCAGTAAGTGCCGTAGAATCAACAGGGATTGATGTTCCTATTATTGCGGACGGTGGAATTAAAATGACAGGTGATGTTGCGAAGGCACTCTCACTTGGTGCTGATTCTGTGATGTTAGGTTCGCTTCTTGCTGGCACTCGTGAATCTCCTGGGGAAATTCAGAGAATGGGAATGTGGCCGAATGAACAACTCTTTAAGAAATACCGTGGTTCCGCGTCCGCTGAAGTAAAACAAGTTCACGGTTTAGAAGAAAAAAACGTGGAAGGTAATTCGAAGTTAATCCCTTATAAGGGTAAGGTTGAACGAATCATCAATGACATCAAGGATGGCGTTCGTTCTTCGATGTCTTATGTAAATGCAAGGACTATTTCGGAATTTCATTCAAACTCAAACCACGTCCTTATTACACAAAATGGTTTGGTTGAAGCTAAGCCACACTTGTTATTGTAATCGTTTTTTCGTATATTGATATTTATTGTAAATAAGTTTTGTAAATAGATTAAAGGTTTTGATATGTCAGAACAAGAAAGAAAGGACACAGGGGGTCACGTTAGGAAGAAGAAGATTCTTCTCCTTAGCGATGACCTCCGGTAGCGACTCACATCAGGAATAGCAACTGTTTCCCGTGATATGGTTATTGGTACGTGTCATCAATATGATTGGTTCCAAGTTGGAGCTGCAATTAATCACCCAGAAAAAGGAAAGTTATTAGACCTTTCCGAAGATGCAAAAAAACTAACAGGTGTTCAAGACGCATCTGTCAAGATTTATTGTAACGATGGATATGGTGACCCGTTCCTTATTCGTTCAATCATTGATTCCGAAAAACCAGATGCAATTCTGCATTTTACTGACCCAAGATTCTGGGATTGGTTGTATTCAATGGAACACGAAATCAGAACACAGATTCCTCTGATGTATCTAAATATTTGGGACTGTATTCCAGACCCGTATTGGAATAAGGAAGCTTATTCAAGTTGTGACTTGCTAATGGCCATTTCAAAGCAAACATATGGAATCAATCACCGAATACTTAATAGGTTTGAGGGTAGTGTTCAAGACAATAGAATAACATACGTCCCACACGGTATAGATACAAAAATGTTCTATCCTATCACAGAAGGTGATAAGTCATGGGAACCATTAAAGAATGAAATCAAAAAGATTCGAGGTAACAATGAAAACAAGTTTGTTGTATTTTGGAACAACCGAAATATTCACCGCAAACATCCTGGTGACGTAGTTCTCGCTTATCGTCATATGTGTGAATTGATTGATAAAAACGGTGGTAATGCCGAAAAAGATTGTCTTCTTCTTATGCACACACAACCGATTGACCCAAATGGAACAGACTTGACTGCGGTAGTAAACGAACTTTGTAACGAGTATAATGTTTTATTCAGCGATAAAGTTTTACCGGGAGAGGCACTTAATGTGATGTACAACGTTGCAGACGTAACTCTAAACATGACTTCCAACGAAGGATTCGGTTTAAGTACAGCAGAGTCACTTGCCGCTGGTACACCGATTGTTGTAAACGTAACGGGTGGTATGCAAGACCAATGTGGATTTATCAATCCAGAAACTGGTAAGTATTTTACACCACAAGAATACGTTGAAGTTCAAACCCTTCACAGAAAAGAAGATTGGTCAACATTAGAACATGGTGAGTGGGTAAAACCAGTATGGCCATCTAACATTTCACTTCAAGGTTCAGTACCAACACCGTATATCTTTGATGACCGAGCAGATTTCCGTGAAATTGGTCAGGCACTCTATGAATGGTACATAACTTCGAGAGAAGAAAGAGTTTCTGCTGGAATGAAGGGTGTTGAGTACATCAAGAACCCTGCGGTCGGTATGAGTAGAGAAAATATGTGTCAACGAGTTGTAGATAGCATCGAAGGATGTTTCCAACAATGGCAACCAAGAAATCGTTTTGAACTACATTTAGCATGAGGATAATATGAGTTATAGACCCGAATTAGTATTTTGTGGACCAGTTGCAACGATGTCTGGATATGGTGCTCACGCAAGAGATGTTTTGTTATCACTATTCGAAATGGATAAGTTTAACATCAAAGTCATCTCTATAAATTGGGGAAACACTCCTATGAATGCTTTGGATAAAAATAATCCAGACCATAAGAAGATTTTAGATTGTATAATTCCGGGAGTTCAACAACAACCAGATGTTTGGGTACAATGTACGATTCCAAATGAATTCCAACCAGTTGGTAAATATAACATTGGTGTAACTGCTGGTGTTGAAACAGACCTTTGCTCAGGTGAATGGATTGAAGGATGCAACCGTATGAACCTTGTCATTGTTCCATCAAAACATGCAAAAGAAGTTTTCATGTCAACAAAATATGAAAAGAGAGACAAGGCATCCAATCAATCACTTGGAAATATCGAAGTAACTGTTCCGGTTGAAGTTTTACATGAAGGCGTTCGGACTGATATTTACAGCAAAACTTTACCACAATCTGAAAATCTAAAATCAGTATTGGATGGTATTAAAGAAGATTTTGCGTTTTTATTTGTTGGACACTGGTTGAAAGGTGATTTCGGTCAAGATAGAAAGGACTTGTCAGGTTTGATTTTTACATTCCTTGAAACATTCGGAGATACAGAAAATCCACCGGCACTTCTTTTGAAAGCATCAAGTGGAACATTCTCGGTAACCGATAGAAGTAAAACGATGGAAAAGATTAATCTAATCAAACAAATGTCTAAGAAGAAAAACCTTCCGAATATTTATCTTCTCCACGGTGATTTAACAGATAATGAGATGAATACTCTTTACAATCATGAGAAAGTAAAGGCGATGGTTTCATTTACAAAGGGAGAGGGTTATGGTAGGCCAATTGCAGAGTTCATTACATCTGGTAAGCCAGTAATTGTATCTGGTTGGAGTGGTCATGTTGATTTTGTTAACCCAGCATTCCACACATATCTCGATGGAGAATTGAAACCGATACATAAGAGTGCTGTATGGGAAGGTATTCTAAACGAAGGTTCATCTTGGTTTACAGTTAACTATCAATCAGCCGCAGAAACTCTACAAAAGATTCACAAGAAGTACAACTCATTCTTATCTGAATCAAAGAAGTCAGTAAAGGAAATAGAAACAAGATGGTCATACGATGCAATGGTTCAAAAGTTTGATGGTATGTTGGAAAAATATCTTCCGAAGTTCGCAGAAAAAGTCCAACTAAAACTACCACAACTTAAAAAGTTACCAACACTCAAAAAGGTAGAATCAGAATGATTTCATATACCATAACTGTTTGTGATGAACATATGGAGTTAGAAAAACTCCTGAATTATTTGAGAACGAATTTAAAATCAAATGATGAGATAGTTCTTCAAATGGATTCTGCAAAAGTAACTGATGCCGTTAGAGGTGTTGCAATTTTGTATCAAAGTAGAATTCCTTCGATGAAAGTTATAGAATATCCTCTGAATGGAGACTTTGCTTCATTTAAGAATAACTTGAAGAAACATTGTAGTAAAAAATGGATCTTCAATATTGATGCCGATGAAATGCCATCATCATTTTTAATTGAGAATATTCATCCGATTTTAGAATCAAATGACGATTTGGATGTATTGATAGTTCCAAGATGGAATATTGTTGAAGGTATAACAAAAGAACATATAAATAGATGGCGGTGGAAATATGACGAGCAGGGTAGAATAAATTGGCCTGACTGGCAAATGAGAATCTACAAGAACAAAGAAGAAATTCAATGGAAAAATAAAGTACATGAAGTCCTAGAAGGATTTGATAAATATGCAATGTTACCAGACGATAAAGATTATTGTCTTTTTCATAACAAGTCAATTCAACGTCAAGAAAAACAAAATGATTTTTATGATACGATAGGATAAAAATGTACGATATTTCACAATACAGAAGTGAAGTTCTTAAAGTATTAACTGAAACTGGAAATCACTACGATACAAAGATTATCAACTTAAAAAGATTAGAAAGAGATATTCAATATCACCGATGGTTACATCCATACCAAGGCGATTGGGAATTAACGGAAGTATTTACTGATGAGATTTTGATTAATCTTTCAAAAATAATTAAACCCAATTCTACGGTAATTGATATAGGTGCTCAGTCTGGAAATATGTCTGTTGCTTATTCATTATTTGCAGATAAAGTTTTATCGTTTGAACCAAATCCTGCAACATTTGAGGTACTACAAAAGAACTCCGAGATAAACAAAAATATACAACCATATAACTATGCAGTCAGTGATTTAGAAGGACCTCTTACATTCCATTACTCCGATAAAGGTTTTTGTAATGGAGGATTTGCGGTCAGAACTCACAGAGGAATTGGTGTAACTGGTCATAAAATTCCAATTGATGTTTATGCAATTAGATTGATTGAATTTCTAAAAGAAATAGAGTTTGATTCAACTTCAATATCTCTCATCAAGATAGATGCAGAAGGTCACGATAAAGAAATCATAAAAACAATAACACCATTACTTCAAGAGTACAAACCAGTTCTTATAACGGAAGTGTATAATGGATTGGATACTGATGAAGTTAAGGATTTAATTGATTCTATTAACAATGCTGGATATAAAGCATATGATGAAAAAGTAAACAATCTTGATATAGATAATTTGGGCAAAGAAATAAAATCTATCGATGACATCGATATATCTTCCGGTCACAATTTAATTTGTGTACCTCTATGAATGTTTTAATATTTGCGTCTAGCTATAGAAGCTATACCGCTTTAAAAAATGTTTATGTGGAATTGGTTAATAGAGAAATACCAACATTTTTTCTATATTCAACAGAAACTGATGTTAAAAATCCCCAATTTAGTGTTGAAGAATTCAGCTATGATACAAACATAGATACAGATTTCTCGTCTGGTTATTTTATGCAATCACTTGGAATAAACTTACCATTCAAACCGGATGTTGTTTTATTGGCAAGAGAAAGGTGGCAACCAGAACAGTCCATAATTTTCGAATCAAAATCTATTGGTTCAAAAGTATATGTTGTTGAAGTTAGCTCCCACATAATAAACAACATAGAAAATAGACTAGAAATGTTATCCAGAGATTCTGTGATTCCACAGTCAATGGTAGATGGATATTTTGAACACAGTGAATTTGCAAGATTACGCAGAGCCGACTGTCTTTATCCAGAATGGATTAATAAATCAATAGTTGTAGGAAACCCCAGATTTGATTTACTCACAGAAATGGATAAAGAACGGTGTATTGAAAAATACAAGATAGATACTTCAAAGAAGCAAATATTGTTTTGGGGAATAATAAATACGTCAAGAACTAAATCATTTGAATTCCTCAGAAATCTATATCAAAAAGTTAAAGAGACTCATCAGATATTTTACAAACCAAATCCACAAGAACCATTTAATCGGATGTTCAGTCATCAATTTAATCCATTCATAATACCCGAAATTCAAGTAATATATGATGACATAGATACAAATACTATGAGTAGTATATGTGATATTCACATTGCATCAATATCTAGTGTATGTCAATACTCCTTTTATTTTAACAAAATTTTGTGTATATTGAATGAAGTTTGTGATATAGATTTGATGACGAATGATTATTCGAGATACATCAATGAATCAAAAGAGGGCGTCGAAGATTCTGCTCGTTTCTGGATGTCCGTATTTGGTGTTAACTCCCATGAGGATTTTTCTAGAATGATAGATTTGGATAGGATTAATAAGTTTAATGAAACAAATAATATTGTCAATAACATTTCCAAAGATAATGTACTAATGTGTGACACTAATTTTGAGTTTCTAAATAATCTACATGAATCAAAATCTCCTTTTATAAAGTTATTCGATGAATTCAATGATAAATCAGCTTCAGAGAGAATAGTAAATTATCTACTAACATTATAAGGTCAATAAATGAAAAATACTTACATAATTGCCGAAATAGGTATAAACCATAATGGCAGTATAGATGTTGCGAAGAAACTTATAGACATTGCCGCAGTAGCTGGATGTGATGCTGTAAAATTCCAAAAAAGAAATCCAGATGTCTGTGTACCAGAACATCAGAAAAATGTTATGAGAGAAACGCCATGGGGAACTATGACATACTTGGAATACAAGTATAAAGTTGAGTTTGGTAAGAAAGAATACGATGAAATAGATTCTTACTGTAAAGAAAAAGGAATCTCGTGGTCTGCATCACCGTGGGATTTAGACTCACTTAACTTTTTAAGTCAATATGATATTCCCTTTATAAAGATACCATCGGCAATGTTAACAAACCACGAACTTCTTAAATCGGCAAGAGACACTGGTAAGAAGATAATATTGTCAGTCGGTATGTCAACTGAAGAAGAAATAGATAGTGCTGTTGAGATATTGAAAGATTCAAAAGAATTTGCAATATTACATTGTAATTCCACATATCCAGCTCCAATAGAGGAACTAAATCTATCAGTTATAAAAACACTTAAAGAAAAATATGGCTGTGAAGTTGGTTATTCTGGTCACGAATTTAGATTAGGAACCACGGTTGCATCAGTATATCTCGGTGCGTCCATTATAGAAAGACACATTACACTCGATAGAACAATGTGGGGAACAGACCATATGTCATCAGTAGAACCACAAGGTTTAATTAAACTTGTAAAGGGAATACGTGAACTTGAACAGGCGTATGGCGATGGTATTATAAAAATTACAGAATCTCAGAAACCAATCAGAAGTAAGTTGAGAGGATGATATGAAAGAATTTATAGAAGGTAAAACCATTTTAATTACGGGTGGAACTGGTTCTCTTGGAAAGGAATTGGTAACAAGATTAAAGTCATACAACTGCAAGATAGTTGTTTATTCGAGAGATGAAGGTAAACAAGCACTTTCATTTGGTGGTGATTCTAAAGTTGTAACTGTGATTGGTGATGTTCGTGATTATGATAAGTTACTAGTTTCATTCAAGAAACATAAACCAGATTATGTTATACATACTGCGGCATTAAAGAGAATAGATGACATGGAATTTCATCCCGATGAGTGTGTAAAAACAAACATATTGGGTTCTGAAAATGTTGCTCGTGCCTCTTTAGAAAGTGGAGTGAAAAAGTGTATTTTAATATCTACTGATAAAGCTTGTCAGCCTGTGAACGTATACGGTTCAAGTAAGTTTATTGCAGAAAGAATATTTACAAACTATGATTATAGCTCAACCGATACAATATTTTCTTCTGTTAGATACGGTAATGTAATAGCAAGTCGTGGCTCATTTATACCACTTTGGATGGAAATGATCTCAGAGGATAAAAAAATTAAGGTTACTTCCACGGATATGACTCGGTTTTTATTTACACTCGATGATGCAGTTGATACTGTTTTAAATGCACTATATCATTCTGTTGGTGGTGAAGTTTTTGTTCCAAAAATAAATTCATACACAATCCTAGATGTTGTCAATGCAATATCGAAGATAACAAATAAGAACGTAGACTATGATGTAGTTGGAATAAGACCTGGTGAAAAACTCCACGAAGATATGTTGGCGGTTACTGAATTACCATTCACTCACAAAGTACCGGATATAAATCTATTACAGATACGACCACAATATACAAATAAGAATTATCAAGACTGGAAAAAATATGATGGTCCAGAATTTAATTCTTCTTTGTATTTGAATGGTGATATTGATGAACTTGTCAAATTAATTCAGCGTGGTATAGAAAATGAATCTGTTTAAAACTACCATATTGGATGAAGATGTAAATGTTATAGCCGATGTAATTAAAAGTGGAGATATTGGATTTGGTAGTTCAGTAAATAAATTTGAATCTGAGTTTTCACAATTCAGTAAAAAGAAATTCAACGTCGCCACTAACTCAGCGTCGGCATCCGCCTATATGATATTTGCATACTTGATGGAAAAGTTTGGAGTATGTGATGTTTACACAACATCGATTGGATTTATTTCACCAATTTGGACTGCAAAACATTTAGGTCATAACGTTATATTTGTTGATGTTGATGATAATTTGTTATTTGACATAAATCATTATCAGAGAATAAAAAAGAATAGTGGTAGAATAAGGGTATTGATGCCAATTCTATACGGTGGAGTCAGTACGATAAATGGATTCGATGATTTAGATGAAGAAATAATTGTTGTTGACTCTGCCCACTGTGTTACCCCAACTATAAAATCACACTTTACTTTTTTCTCGTTCCACCCATTTAAGCCAATTGCGTGTTCGGACGGTGGAATGATTTCTACGGACTATGAGGAATCTTTTGAGTTTTTCAATCTGTATAGAAACTTTGGAAGAAAGCCACTCGGTAATACATACGATATAGTTACCGATGGATTTAAGTTTTACATGAATAATCTAAATGCGACCATAGCCTTAACTCAGTTAAATAGATACCAAGAAAATTTGGATAAGAGAAAAAAATGTCATATATTAGTTGAATCACTTGGATTAGATGGTAGATTATTACATCACGATACAATGTCATCATATTACTTTGATACGTTGATTTGTAACGAAGATAATATTGACTCCCTGTATCAAATATATCCAACATCAAAACATTATCCAATGATACACAAAACCAAGATTTTTTCATCGGATATTCAATTACCAAATACTGAAAAGTTACATAAACTAATATTGAATTTACCACTGTATGACGAAAACATTTATCATAGCTGAGGCGGGCGCCAATCACAATAGAAGTTTTGAACAGGCAATATCATTGATAAATGTTGCCAAAGAATCTGGTGCAGATGCTTGTAAGTTTCAAACATATTCATCCGAGACACTTTATAGTAAGAATACGCCAGATTTTGCTGGGTATAAAAATATAAACAAACTTATAAAAGACATTGAATTACCAAGAGAGTGGCAGTCTGATTTAAAAAATCATTGCGATTCTGTTGGTATTGAATTCATGTCAACTCCATTTGATGAAAAAGCTGTTGATGAACTTGTTTCTATTGGTGTAAGTAGAATGAAGATAGCTGGGTTTGAATCTACTGATATGAGATTTGTTGAAATGGTTTGCTCTGCAAAACTACCAATTATAGTTTCTATCGGTATTGGTGCAAACATAAAACTAATCGATAAAATTTTAGTCATAGCCAATAAACATGAAATTGATGACGTTACATTTTTACATTGTAACAACGCATATCCAACACCACCAACTGATGTTAATCTAGAAACTATACGGCTGATGTCAAACGATAATAGATACAAGACTGGTTTTTCCGACCACACTATTTCAACATTGACGCCATCGTTGGCTGTTGCTGCTGGAGCAACTGTAATTGAAAAACATTTCACATTGAGTAAATTTCTTAAAGGCCCCGATCATCCTTTTGCATTAGAACCACATGAACTAAAAACAATGGTCGATAATATCAGATATACTGAAACTTGTATGGGTATTAAAGAAAATGACTTTACCGAATCTGAATTGACAATCCAAAAAGCAATGAGGTCTGTTGTTGCACATAAATCTATAAAGAAAGGTGAAAAATTTTCATACGAAAATGTAACAACAAAAAGACCATGTATCGAGGGATGTATTCCTGGAATTTCTTACTTTGATGTTATTGGTAAGATTTCACAAAAAGATTATGAATATGATGATTTTATACAGAATACGGAATTAAATTATGGACCCAAATAAAGAAATATTTCAAGTAGACCCTTCTAAAAGACCAAACTCATATTGGGGCGTTCACTACGATGAAATACAAAGAGTATTGAAATCTAAAACATTTGACGCGGAGCACGGCCGGACCAGTAATTTAAAAAGTCAGACTGATTTTTGGAATTACACACTAAATCACGCAGATTCAAAAAATGGTCTTTGGATGGAATTTGGTGTATATCAAGGAAGAAGTATAAATTTAATATCAAGCAGAACGGGTATGACAGTTTATGGTTTTGATTCTTTTAAAGGACTTCCAGAAGACTGGTATTCAGATATTGATTTTTGCAAAAAAGGTTCTCTTGATTTAAAAGGTTTACTTCCAAAAGTAAATCCAAATGTTCAATTAATCCCAGGTTGGTTTGATGAAACAATACCAAAATTTGTTGAAACTCTTCCGAGTGATGTTGACATGGTAAGTTTCATGCACATTGATTGTGATCTTTATTCGTCAACTAAAATTATTTTTGACAATTTTAAGCACTTAATAAAATCAAAAACAGTTATTATGTTTGACGAATACTGGTACAATTATAAATGGGAAGACCATGAATACAAGGCGTTTCAAGAGTTTATCTCTGAAACTGGTCTTGAATATGATTACATAGCAAATACACATCGTGGTCTTGCATCATTACAAATAAGGTAATCTTATGGAAAAAGATGAGCTACGTTTTTATGGAGAAAGGGTATATTTAAAAAAACTATCTACTTCGGAAATAGATGATACTTTTATGTCTTGGTTTTCAAATGAAGAGTTGATGAAATACTATACGAATAGTGGGAAGAAAATAACAAGAGAAGATATAGTAAATCATATAATCGATGGAGAAATTTCTAAAACAAACTATACATATGGAATATATGATAACTCTAATTCAAAATGTATAGGCACAATAAAAATTGGAACCATAAATCATATCCACAAAATATCTGACTTAGTTGTTTTAATTGGTGATATATCCTATCACGGAAAAGGACTTGCGTCTGAGTCAATTTCTTTGGGAAATAAAATTGCATTTGATATTTATGACATTAGAAAACTATATGGTGGAATGTATGAAACAAATATTTCATCAATAAAATCATATACAAAAGCTGGTTGGGTGATTGAAGGCAGGTTAAGCGGCCACTATTTGGTTGACGGTAATCAAATCGATAGAATATTGGTTGGCTGTTTCAATCCAAAATATTTTAAGGAACTACAATGAATTTAACATTTATCGCCTCATCAACAACAATAGTATCTCACAAAAATACTAAAATTTTGACTGACCCGTGGGTGATAGGAAAGCCATTTTTTGGTTCATGGTCACACTACCCACCTGTTGAAAATAAATCGGAAAAACTAAATGATGTAAATTACATTTACATTTCACACGTACACGCAGACCATGCAGATGAAGAAACTTTAAAATCAATAAACGATGATATACCGATTATCATTTATCAATTCGATTCTCCTGCATTGAAAAATAGATTAAAAGGGTACGGAAAAACTGTAATAGAATTAAAACACGGTGAGGAGTTTCATTGTGGTGATGGTCTATACATAAAAATATTTATAGCAGATGACTGCAATCCAGAAATCTGTTACAGTCATTTTGGATGTGGAAAAATGGAAACAAAATATAGATCATCTACAATTGATACAATGGCAGTATTTTACAATGAATCAGAAACAATCCTAAATACAAATGATTGTCCATTCTCTTTGGCAGAAAAAACAGTAGATAGAATTTTAAAATCGCATCCAAAAATAAACTTATTACTAACTGGATATTCTGGTGCTGGTGCTTACCCACAGTGTTATGAACATTATTCAGATGAAGAAAAACTTGGATTGCATGGCGACCGTTATAGAAAATTGAACTTAGATAATGGTATGAATTTTATTAAAAAGGTAAACCCAATTAGCTATATGCCTTTTGCTGGTACATATACTCTTGCAGGTAAGGCTTCAAAATTAGAAAAGTTCAAGGGAGTACATACAGTAGAATACGCTTTAGATTATTTTAAACGAAATCATAAATCACATGGCTTCTTATTGAATAGTTGGGAAACATTTGATTTAACCACTCTTCAACAAACATCAGAATATATACCCGTTAATTATGAAGAACGAGATAAGTATATAGAAGAAGTTTTATCAAAAGTAACATACACATACGAAGATAATCCAAAACCTGAATTGTCTGATATATTAAATTTAATCCCCGGTGCATTTGAAAGATTTGATAAAAAACGAAAAGAAATGGAATTTGAATCAAATACTTCTGTTTACATTTACCTACCAGAAAACAAAATGTTAAAGTTGCCTTTTAATGGTAAACCATATGAAATAATTAATGAATCGGAATTCGATAGAAAAGATTATGTTACTTACAGACTAGATGAAAAGTTGTTAAAGATGATATTGATGGGACCCAAATACGCACATTGGAATTACTGTGAAGGTGGTAATCATATAATGTTTAGCAGAGACCCCGATATTTATCAAAGAGCAGTTTCTTATTGCATGAACTATTTTCACAATTAAAGGTTATGTTATGAACAGAACGGATATTGAAATAATAAACGAAATACAAGAAATTCGAGCAAAAAACAATGTTAATTGGATGGACGCAGTTAGACTGTGTTTTGAACTTGATCCAGAAAAAGCTAGAAAGATATTTAAGGATATTAAAGATTGTGACCAAAAAATTAATGAATTAACAGAGGAACTATCCAACAATGAAAAAAATAGATGATGTTTGCGTGCTGGTTCAAGCAAGGCTGGGTTCACAAAGAGTTCCAAATAAAATGATAAGACCTTTTGCCGATTCAACTCTTGTTGACATACTTTTTGAAAAACTAAAAAAACTGAAATCCATAAGTATTGAACAAGTATATTTCTCCGCGTATGAGGATGAACTAAAAACAATAGGAAAAAATCACGGAATAAAAATTTTTGATAGGTCAAAACAATCTGCACAATCAGAAGGACAACCACTTACAGAGATATATGAGTGGTGGGATAGATTGCCTTTTAAATACGTGATATTAGTTAGTGCATGTAATCCACTTTTAAAACCAGATACAATAGATTCTTTCATAGAAAAATTTATATCATCTGACAGAGAAGGTGCCTTTGCAGTTTTTGAAAAGAAAACATACTATTGGGATAAAGTTGGATTTCCAATAACAGACTGGAAAGGATCTACTATAATGAATACAAAGTATGTAGATCCAATTTATGAGGCGGCACACTGTTTGTATGCAAGTAGAATGGATATAATTGGTCAAGGGTATTGGATGGACACACAATCTCCACCAAAACCAGAATTATTTGTCATGGAAGAATTAGAATCATTTGATATAGACTATGAATGGCAGTTTGATGTTGCACAATCTCTATATAAAACATTATGTTAAAATTTTTAGAGACAAAATCTTCAACAATAGATTCAAATATTTTTGTAGAAAAGTTTACTGGTAAAAAGGTATTAGTTATAGGTTCTGGTCCATCTTTAAATCTTGTGGACTGGAGAAAGTTAGATTATGACGTAATAGTAACAACAACATTTTTTTATCTCAATGATGAGATACGAAATCTAAAAAATATAGGCCATGTAACGCTATCTGAAATATTAGATTTTCAAGACAATAGATTATTAAGTTTTATAGAAGATAATCCAAATTGTACATTAGCTTTTGAGCCAAAATTAGGAAGACCTTTTTACAATTCTGAAATCTTCAAAAAGTTTGAAGAAAAAAATAGAGAAAAACTTGTATATTACAATACAGAAATAGATGATAAGGAAGGTGCAGCTGGTAGATTAACTTTTTTCGTTATGTCATTTAATCCTTCTGAATTGTATTATGTTGGAATTGACGGGAGGAGTGTGGATTATAAGAAAGACCCCCACAACTCGTTCCGAACATCTATAATAGATGGAGATAATGGAAAACACAGTTACGAAACGGTGTATAAATCATATATTCAAATGGCGAACGCTTTATATGAATACTCTAAATTGAACGGGTGTAAACTATACAACTTGGGTGAAGGATTTAATTTTAATTGCAGTACAGATTACAGTAAAATATATTTCCCTCTATCGGAAAAAATAAAAAAAATACTAAGGAATTAACATGAGTCAAAATATAGAATGGGTCTACTGGCCGGATATAAGGTCGATAACAAATGGATTGACAAACCTTACAAAGTTTAGTGAGGCATATTCAGTCAGAAAAGAAAAGTATCCAAATTATACTCCACAAGAAAACGCGATTTCAGTTGCATACGAAATTGAAGAAAAAGGTTATGCTAAGATAGAAAACTTTTTAAGTTTAGAATTGATAGACACAATAAATCAAAAGACTCAAAGAATTTTAGATGATGGTAATCACCCATACAATCAAAACAAAATTTCTCAGTCGGATGCTAGGAATACAAAGCCGTACATACAAGTGCTCCAGCCACTAATTTCTGTGGAAGAAATACACGAACTTGTATTCAATGACTTTATTATTGATATTGCAGGTGCGTATTTAGACTGTTTTCCTGCGTTTGGAACCTGTAATCTCAGAAAGAGTTTTGTTAACGATCTTCCAGAAGAGGGAACACAACTTTATCATGTTGATCCAAATTCTCCAAGATTCTTAAAGTTTTTTGTTTACTTGAATGATGTTGATATTGATGGTGGACCTTTCTGTTACGTCAAAGGTAGTCATACTAAAAAGTTTGAGATAAATGGTATGAATTGGAACAAACAATATAGATGGCCAACCGAACCAATAAATCAAATATACGGTGAAGAAAACGTAAAATATTTGACTGCTAAAAAAGGTGATTTATTGGTTGCTGATACAAATGGATGGCATAGAGGTACTAAACCAATATCAAATGATAGAACTATGTTGACATTAGATTATGTATGCCATGACGAAGATTTCGATTCTAGTAGAAGATTTCAATTTAGTAAAGACGAATATAATAAATTAAGTGATAGACATAAACAACTTTGTGACTTTTTAAAGATAGTTAATATTTAGGAGTAAAAATGAAAACAGACAGAAAGATTTATGAAGAATTAGGCGAAGGGAATGGGTTTCTACTTACGGATTACACAAATGATTATGAATCATATGTAAAAAATCAAAAGTATTTAAATGAGAAAAAATTCAATAGTATGCCCGGTTGCAATGATTCAAAAGACATATTTAAAAAAATACGAGATGAAGTTTTGAATCGCAATCAAAACCCGACGTTTGGATTGTGTCATGGTGTTCGATCTGGTTTAGAGAATAAAATTTTGGGAGAATTACTGAATTGTAAAGTCATAGGAACTGAAATAGGTGATAAATTCGGTTATCCCGAAATAACTATACAATGGGATATGCACGAAATAAAAGATGAATGGTTGGGTGCTTGTGATGTCATATATTCGAATGCACTCGATCACTCATATGATCCAATATATTGTTGAAATCAATGGGCCAAAACTTTAAAACCAACAGGAATGATTGTACTTCAACACGGTATTTCTGGGGGACACTATATTCCAAAATCATTGTCAGATAAAAAGTATTCACCGGGGGATCCTTTTAACGCACCAATATCTATTTATGAAGAGATTTGCAAAAATTATACGCCACTAAAAGTTTCTGAAATAAAAAGATGGAGTAATTCATCCTCAGATGTACATTTACTAATTGAATTAAAGTGAAAAAGTTATGGAAAAAATAACGTTTTGTATACCATCAAAAAACAACCTACGATACTTGAAGTCGTGTATTCCTTCAATACGAAAAAATGCACACAGAAAAGACCACGATATAATTGTATTCGTCGATAAAGATACTGACGGAACGGTGGAATGGCTAAAGGAAGTATCAGAACAACTAAATGTAAAATACATAGTTAATCCTGACCTAAATAATTCTCTTTACGGAATTGGTAGGGCATATGACAAATGTATTGCAGAAGCTACAACAGATGTAGTTGTGGTATTTCATGCTGATATGTACTTGTGTAAAGATGCAGACTTAAAGATGTATCAACATTTAACCGAAAAGTCTGTTGTCTGTGCAACAAGAATTGAACCACCACTACATCCACCAGGACCGGAAAAGATTGTAGAAGACTTTGGTCTATGGCCGGAACACGATGTTGAAGATGGATTCAAAGAGAATGAACTCGGAGAATATGTCACTAAAATCACAGAACAAAATAGTGGAAAGACTACAAGAGGTTGTTTTGCACCGTGGATGGTACATAAAAAGAATGTAGTTCAAATAGGTGGACATGACCCAGTGATGAAATCTGCTCGTGAAGATTCAGATATATTCAACCGATTTGTTTTGAATGGATTAGATTTGATTCAAGTGTGGGACGGTTTTGTTTACCACTTAACTTGCCGTGGTGGACAATTTGAACACGGTGTTCTAACAAAAGACCACTCACAAAAGTCTAAAGACTGGCAAATACTGATGGAACAATCAACATGGGACTACGTTAGAAAGTGGGGATGTTTTGTTGAGCACGACCCATATCTTATGCCAATAATAAAACCAAAGTATGACGTAGGATTTGTTCTTAATAATTCAGACCACAGAGCTGCTAAGTTTCTTGAACCGTGGTGTTCAACACTTTATTTAGATGACCCCGTTCTGATTGATTTTATGAGAGAGGAAATTCAACCAACAACATCATATGATATGAGTAACCGTATAAAATCGATAGATGACTTATCAGAACATGATATTATCGTTGAAATAGACTCTAAAAATCTTAACAATGAAAACGCAAAGTGGATTGGTCTTCTTAATGAAATAATTACCGAAGAACAAGAAATTGGCAAGTTTGAATTGGAAGGTTTGATTGTAAGAATAAATCGTGTAAATAACCTAAACAAAACTCTTGTAAACGTAGAAAATGAGTTTTTGTCCTGAAAATGATATTTATATCTATACCAAGTAAATAATATAGGAGATTTAGAATGCACGAAGTAGCAAGCAAACTTATAGAAG